ATCTTGGGAACAACCATACCAGTCCTAAACTGCCCCATCTGGGTGTAACCCTGTCCATCCACGCCATCCTGAATCATCGGCACGCTCTCTATATCAACCAATACACCTTTCGCATCATAGAATGAAAATATGATTTTGGAAGAAATGGATGAAGAAGGAATAGAGGCACCATTACTGGTACTGATTTCAGAACCGTTATCTATGGCGTATTTCAAGGTTCCATCCGTAGTGACTTCCGAAACACCGCCAACTGTTTTCATCCTCGTTGCAGAAATCCCGGAAACGGAATACGTACCGTCTTTCTTCTTCACAATATTGCTCGCCGAAGTGACCAGACTATACAATACCGCATTCTTACCGCCACGTACACCGGCAAGCGTGAACTTGAGTACACGTGACTGTTCCACACCGTCAGCCATAGCCTTCACGGTAATTGATATCTCAGTACGGTCAGCAAGAGCCGTTCCTTTCGCTACAGATAATGTAATATCACCCGTAGACAAGTCATAAGAGGATGTTACACCTGTCACGCTCTGCACGGATATGGAGGAAAGGGAAAGCTTTGTTGCTCCGTTCCACATGGATGCTGTTGTCGTAATTGACACCTCATCCACAGTTTTCCCATTTTCGTCCAATGCAGCATTATCCATCTGGTTATCCAAGTCGGCACTGATCGCATTGAACGAATGGTTAGCCCACGGTTCGGGAGTAGAGAAAGCACCCCATATACCGTCCTTCTTTGTCCTTTTGCTTACCCATTCATAGGGTATGCTTGCCGACACACCTACAGGATCATCATTCCAGCCGGAAGGCACATAATCGTCAGTCTGTGATGTTTCCGGAGTGGAAGGTCTTGTATTCGTTGTGGTGTTCGTGAAGATAAACTCATGATCTTTCGCATCCCTTCCGTCTTTTCCGCTTTGGACAAGAAGTTCATATTCGTCGGTATTTATCTCGCCTGTAAGACAATATCCGCCATCGTTGAAAGTAAACCGATTGCCGGCATTGTCCGTCCAGCACCATAAGGGAGGATTCGTAGTAGCCACCTTGGAAAGGAATGAACTTCCTCCCATTGTAACGATACTCATTTTGGGAACAACCAAGCCGGAATACCACGGACCGCTATTGGTCACGCTCACACCGTCCTTTCCTGGTGCCCCCGGTGCTCCCGTATCACCTTTAGAAGCAATCTCCAGCCAATCGCCGTTAGATCCCGGTGCAGCAGACGAACCATCCTCATTGATACACGCCCACATGCTTCCGTTATAAGACAAGCTATCGTAGTAATCGTAATGTACGCCAGGTATATAGCCTTCCTCACGGAAATTCAAAGTCTGTACAGGTGTTCCGTCTGGCTTTATCTGCTTGATAATACCTGTCATATATATATTATTCAGATACATGGAGTAACCATCCATGTTCAACCCGAATATATTCAGATTGGAAAGGTCGCCATATTGTAGGGCGACATTGGAGGCGGAGATCTCCCATGTATTCTGCTTCCACAACATACGGGTGTAAGTCCTTGTTTCATAGACTGAGGTCTGGCGCTCCGTATTAGTGAAGCTGCCGTATGCCACGAAAGTCATCATCTCAAAAGGGTCGAAAGAAGAAGGCCACGATGAAGATGTAGGACGCAACTGGTACTTAAATGTTTCGTTTCTTTCACCTGTAACTTCTGTAATCGTGAAATAGACCGTACAGAATCCGGCAAAACGTCTGTTGCCCTTTCCATCGTCGTAATCCTCCGTAGCGTTCCCGGTGATGTTATGATAGATACCCATACAGATATCACCTACTGCGACAGCTCCGATCTCACCATCTTCCAGCTTAAGTGTACATGTTTTGGTTCCTGTATCTACTGTTTCTATAATACCAGCTCCAGGCGCACGCCACTTGTCGCC